GCAATCCCCTTCGCAGTTACAATCCGATTCATTTTGCTCGGTTGTCTTATTTATTTTATCAGTTGCTTGAGTTTGCAAGCTGCGATTTAATCGCTCGTTTTGTGTAATGCGTGCCATATATTATATCTGTTCTGCTTCTTGATTATTTTCAAGTCTGATTATGTTTGGATGTTTTACATCCCATTCTTTTGGTCGTTCCTCGCCTCTCCACCAGATTACGATTCTGGTTTCGTCGAAGAAGAATCTGCCTTTGTTAGGTCTGTGGTATGGATCGTGTCCAACCTGCTTTATTAGGATGCCGTCTGTTACTGATCTTATTATTGCTGTTTTTTGTGGCATCGTTAATGTGTCCCATATTTTTTCTAGTTCCCAGCATTGTACGTTTGCTCCGTCGAGGACCACTGAGATGCTGGGTGTTTTTGGTTCAGCTATTTTATAGGTTTGTGTGTCATCAATTTTCTTAGCTATCTCATCGAGCTTTTCTTTCATTTTCTTTCTTGCTGTAGCTGATGTTTCCTCTAGGAGCATGTCTTGTAATATATCATATTTTTTGTTTAGTTCGATTAGCTCATTTGTATGTGCTTCTGGGAGTGACTTCATTAATCTTTCTTGTTCCTCCTCATAGGCTATTGCTGATGCTTCAATCGCTTTTTTGTTGAATTTCTTGAAGACCTGTTGTTCGATATATTTGTCAAGTGATTTCATAGTTATTGTGACTCCCTTGCATTCCATCGTTTTTGTTTTGAGGCAGATGTAAACTGAGAAGTCTTTGTCTTTCATCGGTCTTGCTGCTCTTGTCATATTGTGTCCGCATCTTTCGCAGGTCAGTAATCCTTGTAGGAGGAATGGTGTTTTTGGATTTCTCTGATCTCTAATTGAGTTCAGTGTGTGTTGTAGGTTTATCCATCTTTCGTATTCCATAACTGGTTCGACTCCAGCCACTGGATTTCCGTTTGAATCTTTTTGGACATATTTTAGTCTTTCTAGTCCGCTCTCGCTTCTCGTTCTTGTTAGTCTGCTATCTGAATCTGCTGATAGGTAGCCGATGAGGATTGGGCTTGATAACCAAGCTCTAATCCTTCCGCTTTCGATTATTCCCTTAGAATCAACCTTGAATCCATATTTTTGGAATATCCTTCCAGCTGATCTTAGGCTTCCTCCGGTTAGTATTTCTGTTGCTGCTTCGTTCACAGCTTCTTTCCAGTTTGCTACTGGCTCTAGGATTTTTCCGTTGTATGTTTGTCCGTTTTCATGTTTTCTAGGGTATCTTGGTACGAAGAGCTCCTTTGTGGGATTTCCGTAGGCATCGACGTTCTCTCTGTATTCGCCGCCTTTAGGAAAGTAGCCTGTTTGCATTCCGCCTAGCCAAAATCCGCATTGTTTTAGTTCAACTGTGTTTTCTCGGATTCTATCTCCGATTTGTTTTGATTCGTGGCTGTTTAAAACTGCCTTAACGAATATCGTCATCACCGTTCCGATGTTGTCCTCGCTCGCACAATCGCCTTCCACCTCAGATTGTGAGTGGACGTAAATTCCTTTTAATCTGCATCTTTCTAGGAATTGGAGTAGCTCTAATTTTATTCTGCTGTATCTTGATATTTCCCTGCAGAGCGTGATGTCAATCTTTTTATGATCTACTAATTTGTTGAGGCTTTCCCAGCCGGGTCTTTTTGGTGGTGGTCCGTCTTGTGTCCAAGCTCCTGTCTTGTCTATGCATCTGTAAGCTAGGTGAACTATTTTTCCGGTGTTGCGTTCTGCTTTCTCAATCCATCTGCTCTCTGATCCTATCTGAGCTTCAATACTTTCTGTTTCGCCTTTAGATTGGCGAACGTTGCTAGCTGCGATTAGGCATCCTTTTATTTCGCATTCTGGTGTGTGTTCCCAGTCAAGTTGTTTGACGTTTTTGAGTGTGCTTATGTCCAGTGCTTCTTGTGCTTTTGGTTCTGAATCATATATTGCCAGCCTTTTTGGTTTCTTGTCTTTAGTCATTTTTTGCTCCTTTGCGTGTCGGGGGCTTTCGCCTTACTAATTACAATCGTTGCGTGGGGGTGATATGCAAGTATGTATGGTGTCATAATCTTGGTTGCTTCTTTGGTTTGAGTCTTTTCACTGTCCCGGTTTTTGGAGCTCCAATATCTTTCAGGATTGCTCTAACGCTCATCCATGCTTTTAGCGTTGGGTCGTTTCTGTCGAGGAGTTCGTATGTTTCCTCTGTTTTAGGTTTAGGTTTCTTTTGGTTCTTTTCTGGTTTTTCGTTTGTATTAATCATACCTTATAATGTGCCACTAATCGTTTTTTTTACACACGATTTATTTTTTTGCCTTTTTTACGCTCAATTTCACCATGTGCCTTTTATTAAGAACCCGGGTGGCATCACATTTTAGGTTGTATGGTGGAAATGGCTTGACGTTTTAGTGGGTGTTGGTTCTTTGTTAAGGTTTATATTTAGTCTTGTGGCGGTTCGCTCTCTTCGATCATTTTTATGATGTCGTCGAGCTGTGGTTCTGGCTTTTCGTTATGATTATTGAATACATCAAATATTTCTGCGAGTTTTTGGTCTTTATTGAGTTTGTTCAGTATTTTTCGTAACATTAAATTCCCTCCAAATTTATTTGGCTTTTCATCGCTGGGTGTCTAAGCTTTGCTAGTGCTGTGCTTTCTATCCTTCGCATTGCTTCTCCAGTCATATTATATTTGCTTCCGATTTCAGCTAGTGTTTTTCTTTCTCCCTCGAATCCAAATCTCATCATAATTATCTCTTGTTCCATCTCTGTTAATTCGCTGAGTGCTTTTTGAATGGTTTCTGCTACCATCTTTTGATTTACAATTTCAAAAGGGTCGTCCTCCTCTTTTGTTGTGCTTTCTGTTAATTTTATATAATCGCCTTGATCTGTTATTGTTTCATGATCTAAAAGGAGTTCTCCTTTTGGTAGGGTTCTTATATCTAGTCTATCGCCTATTAGCTCATCGAGTTCTTTCTTGTTGAGGCTTCGCTGTAATCTTTCCTCCTCTTTTCTTATTTCAATTCTGATCAGCCCGGCTTCTTTAGCTTTTCTCTCTGGTATCTTAATAGTTCTGTTGTTGTCTATTTCTCGTATAATCGCTGTTTTAATCCAGCGTTCAACCCAGTGATATAGAAAGCCTTTGTCTGGATTCCATCTTAGGACAGCGTTTGTCAATCCCATTATTCCAGCTGCTATCAAATCCTCCCATTCGCCTTTGCCTCTGTAATCTCTAGCAATGTGTAATACTAATCTTAGCTGTCGATTAATTAATTCTTGGTTAATTTGATCTATTGTTTTTTGATCATTTTTTGATTTTGCTTCTAGCAATGCTGTTGCCAGCTCTTTTTGTCTTTCAATGGTCAGTGGTTGGAATTCTTGTTCATTTAGTCTTTCTAGTAAGTTTCTCATTAGAATGGATTCTCCATATGATCTGATGCGTGTGTTGGTCCTAGCTCTGCGTTGTATGTTTTCAGGTTATAAAGCATTTCGTGTCTGCCTTCCTTTTCTGATCTAACCCAGCCGTTGCTGACGAGGAAGTCTAGAGCCTTCACAATTGTTTCTGCTCTCCAGCCTGATCCTCCTGCTTTCTTTCTGTCCTCATTTAGTGTTTCTTTTATTTCTGTCTTGCTCATCGGCTTGTTCAGGTCGCTTAGCAAATTGCTTATCTTTTCTGCTGCAATCAGATCCCATCTTTTTTCGCTTGCTTCTTGATCAGCTTGCTCTGGGCTTAGGATTTCTAGCTTGGTCATTTCCACTATCCCGTCGTTTGATGGGTTTGAAACCAATACTCCAGCTAGTCTTTTGCCTGAGGTGTTTTTTATTTTAATTCGTCCGGGTCTGTCTTTGTCAACGTGGATTTCAACCCTGCCTGCTTGCCAAGCCGATCCTGCTTGTGTTACTTGTGCTCTCAGTGCTACTCCGCTAACTGCTGCTAATTTTGCTCCGCTTCCTCTTGGTCCTCTGTTTGTAAATGTGCTTTGCCCAATTCCGCCTGAATTTTTGGTAACGTGATCAACGACCAGAACGCCTGCTCCTGCGTTTACAATGGGCCAGACGCTTCCGCTGAGAAAGAGATTTACGTCCCTTGCTTTGTCCTCCTCTAATGGAGGTGTGTGTGAGCTCATTGCGGCTGCAAATCCGTCAAGAACCACGAATGGTACTTTCAATTTTCTCACAATTCTCATTATTGTGCCTCTGGTTTTTCCGTCTAATCCTGTTGTGTCGCCTTTGTAATAAAATAATCGTTTATTTTTATCTCTCAATCCAAGCTCGTCTAATGGTCCTTCGAGCCAGTTTCGGATTGTGTCCTGTGAGATTCCCATACCCGTTGCAATTGAAAATATTCTTTCTGTGCAGGTTACTCCATCGTTTTCCTCGCAGTCAATATAAACTGTTGGGTATCCTGCAATCATTTGTTGAACGCAGGTCAGTTTTGCAATCCAGCTTTTCATGCTCTCTGGTGGTGCTGCGATTAAGTTTAGTCTAGCTGGGTAAATTAGGCATTCGCCGTCTGTTCTTTTTAATAATGTCGGTTCTAATCTTTTGTGCGTTCCTGTTATTATTGCTCCAACAATGCTTGATAAATCTGTCCAGCCATCATCATCTGCTGATTGTTGTGCTTCTTGTAATTCTGCAATTTCTCCAGCTGGATCTCCGCCTTCGTCTATAATATCTGCTGCTCTGCGAGCTGCGTTTGCTTGATCACGTTTTCTTGCTAATTCTCTTATGAGCTTGGCGTTGTCTTTTGCTTCATCAACTGTCCCTGCGTTTGATAGCAGCCATGTAATTGCTTTGTCGCCTCCTATAAATGCGAGTTCTTGTGCTAATCTCAAATCCTCGACAACGGCTGCTGGCGTTACATCCCATTTGCTTGCTGTTCTTGCAATTGATGAGAATATTGCTGCTAGCTTTGCGTCGCTGAAATCTCCCGGTCCGATTTTATCAATAATCAATTCGATTGTTTCTGGGTGTTTTAGGCAAGCTCCAATCAGGCGATGTTCTGCTGGTATGTTGTGTAGTTTGCTCATTTTAATTTTGCTCCAATTTTGATCATAATTTGAACCTCGTTTGTTTTGTCAATTGAGAGTTTTGGTTCTATAACCTCAATGTATTCTGCTGTATCGTCTGGTGCAATTCCTTCTCGAACCAGTGAGTCAATTATTGTTTTGACGTTTGTTCCAACGTAGTTATGTGGATCGCGTCTAGCTTTTCTTGGGAATGGAATCGTTGTATAAATTGTCAGCTTATGTCCTTGAAGTTTTTTTCTTTCCTCCATAGGCACAGCTCTGTATCCAATTGATGCCCAAGTTGCCCAAGGCTTTAATCTTTTTTGTCTTGCTGCCCAGTGCAATCTGTTGCTTTCGTTTATGCTTAATGGTCTTGTTGGAGCTTTGAAAACTATTTGAATCCAAGCATCGTCAGTTTTTTTCGTCATCTTGCTCCTTTGTCCAAGCTTCTAATCCCCATACTTCAATTGGGTGAAATCCGCATTTTATTGCATATTTGTCTGCTTGTTCAGTTGTCAAACCTTGTTCTTTTGCTTTTTTTAATACCGTATGTCTTGATCCAACCGCTTCTCTAAATTCTCTCCAAGGTCTGTTATATTTTTCAACTAAGGTTTCTAATGGGAATCTCATTAATTTATCCTTTGTTGTTCTTGTGTCTTTGTCAGTTTCTCAATCAAGTCTGATGCTTGCTTTTGTGTTAAATCTTTTACTGAGAGTGTTCCATATGCTTTCAGTAGTTTTTGTGCAAATTCGCCGTCATCGTTTAGTCCGGGAATTTCTTTCCTCATTATTTGTATTTTTTGAACCTGTTTTTCTGTTGCTCTTTTTGGTTCATCCTCGTCTTTGCTTTGCCAGCGTTTTTCCTCTATCACCTCCTGATCATTTTTCGATGTATTTTCTTGTCTTGCTTTTGCTGCTTGTACTTCCTCTGCTGATGCAATTCCTTTTTTGGTATCTCCAGCTAGGGCTGCAACTATGGCTCGTCCCCAAGCTGATGTTTCACAAACCATTGCTTCGCTGTCCCTTGTGAATGGTGTTCTGCCCGGATAAAGTTCCCATGCTATGCCAATGCCCGGTTTTGTGTCCTCTGGTGTTCTATAAGCACAGGCTATATATTGCAGGTATGTTTTGTCGCCAATCATTATTATTTTAATTGGTTCATATAAATCAGCAGGCTGTAAACTGCCTTCTGGATGCTTCGCTCTAAATTCAGCGATTCTGGTTGCTACATCAATGTAGTCTTTTGCCCAATCATTTTTGGGTGTATATTGTGTTGTCATGTAGTTCATCGTTATCGTGTTTATCTTTTTTGCACACGATTTTTTTTAAAATCCGGGGGTTTTGTTTATTCAATTTCTTTCATTACATTTTTTGTGAATTTGTTCCATTCGTAGATTTTTTTTAGGTTTGCTGTTTTCAATATCATAGCAATTTCAATCATTTTTTGAATTCCTTTAAATTCTTGTTGAACCAGCATTATTCTGTCAAATTGTGTGTCTTTGTATTGTGTTTCTAGTGCTAGTAGGTTTTCTAAAAACATCTTTTCATCCTCTGTTACTTTATGGAGTTTTAGTGTTTTTTCTGGTTGTTCTCCTTGAGCAATGCTGTGCATTATTGATCTAATATATTTTGGTGTTGTTTCTCCTACCCAGTTGTTTTGGCAATTGATTGCGGCTGCTAGCAGTGGGTAGTCTGTCAGCTGGGTCTGTCCGCAGGCTGTAGCGAGCGTTGAGGGAGGTAATATATCGAAGTCTGGTAGAATTGCCTGAACTGCTCTCATGGGGTGTCTAGCAGCCTGTAAAGCGATATCTGGGGGCATTGTAGCGGTTTCCTCAAGTCTTTCAATTATATTAAATATCCCTTCGTCGCTAATTGGTAGCGATCCTGCGAATTTAATTAGTATTTCTCTGACGGGTATTTTTTCCATGTTTTGCTCCTTTTAATTTTGATCTTTCCTCTGGAGTTAGTCCTCCCCAGATGCCAATTCTGACGTTTTCTGCTGTTTCCATTTTTAGTGCAAATTCTCTGCATTCGTTAATCACTGGGCAGCTAGCACAAAGTGCTTCTTGTTGTCGTTTTGAGGCTTCTAGCCTGCGGTTGAAGAATATATCTACTCCAATTCCTTTGCAGGCTGCTTTTTGCTTCCAGTTCATTTTTTTATTCTGTGCGTCTAGTGGGGGACGCTTGTCTTTTGGGTTTTTACATTAATTTTTTTATTAATATTGTGCAATTTGGGCAAAGTGTTTGTTTTGCTGGTTTTGCTTCTATTTTTTCTTGTTTTGTTTTTGGTTTTGGGAAGTTTATTTCAAATGCTTTTCCATCTGTGTCCCCGGCTTTTGTGAAGCTTACATGAAGGTGTGTGTTGTGTGGGTTTTGTCCTTTGTAGGCTCTCCAGATCCATAATCCAATGCTCCCGTTTGCTATTTTTCCTTTGTGAATTATATATGAGATTCTTTTATCGCCATTTTTGGCTGCTTGTCGAATCGCTTCTGCTAGTTCCCAGCTGTCGACATTTTTTGCTAAGTCCGCGTCTATGTCTAGGGCTCTCACGATTCCGGTTTTCGGATCTGGGTTGTGATCGCTCTTTTGGGTGACGTGTTTTTTATCCCCAATCCAGCCATCCGAATCCTTTTTTCTCTTTGGGTATTCTTTGTTTATTTGATCTCTGAGCTTTGCTCCTGCTTTGCTTAGTTGTGCTCTTGGCATATTTCTTTCTCCTCTTTTTTAGCCTTTGTTCTTTTGTATTTTTTCTGGTTTGGTACGAAGCTAGCTGCGTTGCTTCTCCGTAATTCTTGTATTTTTCTTATTTCCTCTTTAGTCTTGGTCTGTTTCATAATTTTCTGTCTGTTCTTGATGCCAAGCTCTGTGTTGTTGTATATCGTTTTCAATTCTGTTTATGCTTGTGTTTAGGCTTTCCAGTGTTTCTGAAACATCGTCGATTACTTCAATTAATTTTCTTTGTCCGGGTGTCCTGTTATTTACAGCTGTGTTTACTTCAGTGATTGGCTTTTCTAATCTTTTTGCTTTTCTGTAGGCTGCCGCTGCCATTATTGTTGGTGGTGTTGCTCCAATCAAGGCGACTATAATTTGTGCTGTTAGTTCGTTCATGTCAGTGTAACCTCATATGTATATGCTCCATTTATTGCTCCTCCGCTTCCTGAGAATTCGTGTGCTGTGAATCTAATTACGTTTGTTATGATTTCTCTTGGTGCTCCCACAAAGTCTGCTGAGTTTACTGATGTTGTCGAATCTGTGTAAATGTAATTTGTTGTTGTTAGGTTGTTTGATGCTAGTGAGATTCTGTTTGTTCCGCTCACGTCCCTTATGCAAGTTATCAAATGAACGCCTCCTGCTGTGATTGTGTAGCCATATGGTTTTCTTGGATCTGTTCCCCATTCGATTCCTGTTAGGTAGGTCGTTGTTGTTCCGTCTGATTTATCAAAGAAGTTTATTGCTGTTTCGTCTGGTGTGCTTGCTATATATTGTGTTAGGTAATAAAGTCCTTCTTGTCTTAATACTTGCAGTGGTGCATTTCCTTGTGTTGATTGTTGTGTTATTATGTAGCTTGCTGTGCTGTGATCGAAGGTGAAGTTGCCTCCGTTTGCACTATTTTTATAATTGAAATTGAAAACTGTGCCTGTGTTGTTGTATTGCATCGCCAATAAACCATCGCCAGCAATCATTCTTACGTTTGTGTTTGGTGTTGAGTTGCTTAGTCCTGTTCCTAGGTCGCCTCTTGCCACTGGTGATGCATCTGCTGAGCTGAAGCTCCAGAATGGTCCGCCGGCTGGGGCTGTTGCTCCTGCGATGTAAAGCCAGAGCCATCCGTTGCTGTAGTCAAATGCAACGTCCTCAATATCGGAATTGGTTACTATTGGCGTTGTCCAGATTCCTGTGCTTTGATTTCTAACTAGGACGTCGTCTGGTCCGTCTATAATTACAATCCTTCCGTCATTTAATAGGTAGCTTGGTTTTGTGTAAACTGCTGATGTAAAAACTGTAATCGGAGGGGCGTTTAGTGTGAAGCTTGATGCTGTATTCCTTGAGAATCCATTAAATGTATTCGGTATTGTTGCATAGTTTGGTCCGATTATTGCGTCTGTTCCTTGTCCCAGCAAACCGTTTATATCATAAATATCGCCGCGTCCTCCTTCCACGTTTATGTTGCCTTGAAATCCGTTTGGTAGATTATCTGTTCTTAATGGAAACCCAGCTGCAAGCGTTCCGACTGGTTGTTGAACCGGGGTTATTTGTCCTGCTCTATCTGTGACCCCAACCACTAAAAGTTTGTCGTTTGTGTTTGGATCGTTGTCTGTTTGGATTAGTGCAATCACGTCGTCGCCGATGGCTAGAAATAATCCGGTTGCGTTTTCGAATGCTAGCGGTGTTGATGGATCTGCGAAATCCCAATCTGCTGGATCTATTCCCGGGAAGTCTGCTGTGCCTGTTCCTGTTAGTGAGTCGTAGGTTTGGATTGTTCCATCATAAATTGCTGATCCTCCAGCTCCTGCATCTGTAGGTAGTCCTTGTCCGTTTAGGTCTGGTGATGCTGCTGTTGCATCTAGTGCTCCGTCGCCGGTTTTTGCTTCTTGTCTATCTATTAATCTTTTTAGTCTTTCCTCTAGTGCAGCTTTTATCGTGCCAAGTTCTGGAACTATTCTTACGCTTCCGTCGTCTTGTTCTGATAGCGTAAGTGATCTAATTCTCAATTTTGTTCTTGTTCCATTTTTATCTGTTAGCCATACCCAGTCGCCAATTTCAAAGTCTATATATGGTTGTGGTCCGTCTGATGTTATTTCGACCGTCGCTGAATTTGTTGGTTCGTCTGATAGGTCAAATAATTTGTCAATTACTTTGTCTGCTGTGTTTTGGTCTTGTATGTTGGTTACTGAGAGGAATGTTTCTTGCCTGCCGTATGTTGATATTGATGCTCCTCTTGTGGCTGTTGTTATATTGTTATCTCCCCAGAGAGCAATGCCTGCGTTTTTAACTGGTCCTTGTGTTTCTCTTTGATATTCAATCAGGCTTTCTCCTGTTCTTAGCACGAGTGGATTTGTGCCTGTTGTTTTATCTTGTCCTCTTGTTATATAATAATTTAGGCTTAGGTCTGGTTTTACCCAAATATCAACTGCTAATTCTCCATGTCTTGTGGCTACTTCTGCTAAGTTTGTTCCTAGTTTTTCCTCGATTGTTAGCTCTTGATCTGCGGTAAATGAGATTGAGTCGCTGTCTGTTGTTGGTGTGAATGTCATTGTCATTCCTGACAATGCTCCTCTTGTCTGTGCTTCTGTAAAAAGTTCATCCATAATATAGCCAACTGTTTGGTCGACGTAGCTTCTGTCTGATGTGTAAATTATTGCGTTTCCTAGCAAGGCTCTGACGCCTCTGCCATTTATTTTAACTGTATTTTTTTCGTCTGCGTCGCTTTTGCTTATTTTTTCAATCACGCCTGCAAACACGTAATCATCTGAATTCTCTCCGTAGCTGAATTTTACAATTCTGCCTATTTGAACTGCTGAGCCTTCCTCCTCTGGTATCGTTAGTGAGAATGATCCTTCTCCGTTTAGCTCGTCTGTGAATTGCTTGTCTGTGCTATTTACCAGCGGTGTTAGTCTTGTTGTGCCGTTGTTGTTAAAAAGGTCTGCGTGCAAGAATGGCATTTTTTATATCCAGTTCGCCTTAAATGAGATTGTCATTGCTACGCTTGCTCCGCCGTTTCTTTGAACCCTCAGCTGATTTGTTCCTGCCTTTAATGGTAGCCAGAATGGTGTTCCTGTTGTTGTAATTCGTCCTCCTACGTTTGTTGCTCCGTCTAGTGCTTGAAATATTGGTGTTATTATTTGTAGTCCAGTTGTTGTTGGGTAGTTGTAGGTCAGGCTTGCTCCTGTTGTGAGATTTTGAATTATAACGCTGTTTGCTGCTCCCGGAATGTTGTAGGTTGCTCCGTAGTTGTCTGATGTTCCCGGAACTGCTATATTAAATGTTTCGTCGTTATCTACCCATTGGTTTATTGTAGTTGTGGTTGTGCTTCTTAAAACTCCGTTTGGTATCTCAATTGTGATTATGCCTCTTGCTGTCGTTGGTGATAATCTTTCTAGGTCTAGATTTGGTTTTGTTTGACAAATTGCTTCTAGGTTGGTTGTTGATCTATGGTATGTCAATAATCTTGTGAAATCGTTTGGTTGGTATGGATTGAAGAGTGCTGCTTTTAATAGATCAATGTTGGTTTGTAATCCTTCTCTTGCATTCCCGTAGGTTGATCCGTCTGGTGCTTTATTTCCATATATTATGATCGGGATGTTTACTATTTTTTGATCTATAATTCTTGGTCTTATAAATGCTCCCGGTCTGCGTGGGATTATTAGGTTTTCGCCTCTTGTTTCTACTCCGCTGTTTAGTTCATCAAAGTTCAGTGTTTCCCAAGCTGGTGTTGATAATGGAACGCCGTCAATATCTATATATTCTGTTGCTGTTACTTGGTAGCTCATGTTGTGCTCCTAAGGATGTTTGCTCGTCTTAGTGCTGCTGGAATGCTCGCTGAGCTTGTTTCTGCAACTGGGTTGTTTACGGTTACGTTGTAAATTGCTCCTGCTCCTGTTCCAATTATTCCTGTTAATTGGTTGTTTGGAATCACTGTTCCTGTTGTTCTTGGTATTATTAATTCTGGTCCTAATTCTCCGACAATATATGGGTTGCCTGCTTTTACTGCTCCTCCCTCTGCTCTGCCGGGACTCGCTTTGCCAAGGAATGAGCCTACTGATCCAATTATGTTGGTTACCGTTTTTAGTCCGGGCAGGTTTGTTATAAATTTTATGATGTTTGCGACGATGCTTTGCAATGTTTTAAATCCGTTTACAATAAAATTGATTGCTGCTTGTGCTCCGTTTTTTATGGAATTCCAGATTCCATTTATAAAGTTTCCTGCTGCTGCGAAGCCTGCTGTGATTCCGCTTCCAACTGTTTTGGCTAGATTAATTATAAAGTCAACCGCTGCTTTAAATCCCGTTTTTATTTTGTCCCAGTTTTTAACTATCAATGCTACCGCTACTCCGAGTGGTCCTCCAAAAATCATTAGGAGCTTGTCCCAGTTTTGTTTTATAAAATCTACGGCGGTTTTAAATGCTGTTGTTATTAGCTCCCAGCCTTTTTTAAATATGCCAACTATTAAATCAATTATTTCTTGTAGTCCGGCTTGCAGTCCTTGTCCTATCTGAACCAATCCTTCAACTGCCATTTTAAATCCTTCTGTTAATCCTGCGAAGAGTAATTTTGCTCCTTCGACGATTCCTTCCCATAATCCTTTAAAGAATGCTGCAATGCTGTCCCAGTTTTTTATTATTAAAACCACTGCTGCAATCGCTGCAACCGCAATCAATGTCCAAGGGTTAAATAGCAGGGTGAGGTTTAGTAATTTTATGACGGCGATTATAGATTGAATTGAGGTAATCACTTTTGCGAAGATTAATAATGCTGGTCCTATCAAAGCTGCGATTCCAGCTACTACAACAATTGTCTTTTGTGTTTCCGGGCTCAGATTTCTAAATGCTGTTGTTAAATTGTCGATTGTTGGTTTTGCTGCTTCGAATGCTGAATTTATTGCTGGCACTAAAACGTTTGCGATTGGTTCAAGTGCTAGTTTTCCGCTTTGTTTTAATTTTGCTAACTGCACATCAAAATCTGCTGTTTCGTTTGCTAATCCATTTATTGTTTCGTCAGTCGTCAAGACTGTGTTTGTGAATTCCTCAAGGTTGAATGTGCCATCCTTGATTTGTTTCACTACTTGGGCGAATCCTCTTGCTCCGAATATATCTTTTGCGAGTGCATTTGCTGCAGCTTCATCTCCTGCATTTATTAGGTTTGTGATTTCTCCCACTACTGATTGGAATAAATCTTTTGCTGAATTTGCTACTCCGCCTGTGCTTTGTGTTATAATTTTATTGCTTGCATCAATTTGGTTTGTTGCTGTTAATATTTCATCTTTTAATTTTTGAACTGCGTTTTGTGCTGCAAGCACGTCTGATGGTTTTGCTTTTGGATTTGCTCTTATTTCATCTAATTTTAATTCTGCTACTTGTAGGTCAAGGTTTTTTTGTCTTAGTGTTTCTTGTGCTTTTCCTAAATCTGAGTAGGCTTTCTCTGCGTCTCTATTTCCTGATACTGAAGCTACAATGGTTTTATTTAGTGCTGCTAAAACTGCTCCTGAGTTTGCTCCATTTTTTTCTAATTGTCCTACGAATGCTGCCGCTTCAATTGCACTGAATCCTAGTTGCTGGAATTGTGCGACGCTTCCTTGAACCGTTGAGATTAATTCATTGAATCCTATTCCTGTTTTTTGTGAGACTATAAATAATTTGTCTAAGGTTTCAGTTTGTTTAGCTCCCTCAATCCCGAATGCGTTGAAGAATTGTGTTACTCCTTCTATGTCCGCTGTTTCGCCTGTGATTTGTTTTATATTTAGCAATTGTGTTGCTAGATTTTCAAGTGGCTCTCCTGTTAATCCTAGTCTTGTGTTCAGTGTTGCTATTGTTTTTCCAACGTCCTCGAAGCTTTGTGCTGAGTC